ATTTGATAAAATTTTAACAAATGCCACAAACTAGAAAAAAACTAATCAGTAAATTAATAAATGAAGGGTTCACACATAGGACCCTATCTTTGTTTTCAGACGAACAACTAAAACATTTAAGTACAAAATTATTCACCGAAGCTGAAACAAGTACAGTAAAAAAGACAACATACACTAAATCAGAAGTAGATAAAATGAAACAGGATGATGGTGGGTTAAATGTTGATGGGACTGTAACACCTAATGAGGATGGGTCTGTAACAGTAACCACTAATGAAGAACATGAGACCGAAGAAGAAAAAGACATAGAGACTGATGATACTGGTAACCCAGATGTGGATATTGATGGTACACCACTTCTTCGAGAAAAAGAAATAGAAGAAAAATTTGCAAGTAAAGCACAACAAAAATATCTATACGCGGTCAACCCCGCAGCAGCTGAAAAATTAGCTTCTAAGATGACTAGTAAGGATTATGAAGATTTACCAGAAAAAGTAAATGAGGGACAGATGTTAGAAGAATGGATAACATCTTTAGTTGAAAAACATAATAGACCTGAAATAAGTAAAAAGAATTTTATTAAAACAATTAAAGAAAGTCTAAGTAAACCTATCCTGGGGACTGAAGCACAAAATGATTCTTTTAATACGGTTGTCGAGATTGGTGAGGAAATGAATCCCGTAATGTCAGTAAATGTAGATGGATTTGATGATGAAGGTCATTTAAATGGGTATTTAAAAAGTGAGGAAAATGATGATGTGATAGAATTAAATATATGTCCTGCAGGTGACATCAAATTAAATGGTATGAATGTTGGTGAAACTGAACTCGTAGAAACTGATAGAGATAATGAGGGGGAGTATATTGGAGCACCTGAAGCCACGACAGCACCCGTAAAAACTCCAACCATAGCACCAACAAAACCAGGAGAGAAAAAAAGAAGAGGTCCATTTGAAAGGCCAAAAACAAAACCAAAACCTAAAGCCAAAGGAAATGACTCTCCATTACCAGATTGGTTAAAATCAACTAATTTGGGTAAAGCATTAACACAACATGGCTAAGAAAAAATTAAATGAGGCACCCCCTATTGATTATGGTGCGGGTAGAGAAAGAATGTCACCAGACATCGAAAGAAAATTAGGGTCCCAAGACCACCCACTCGGTGGACATCAAGCATTTCCAGATGTAGACAAAGACGGTATTCCAGATAATTTTGAAGAATTAATAGCATCCCAAAGATTCCAAGACGTTGTACAAAAAGTAAAAGATGCGACAGGGGTAGAAAACATTGACCCACAAACTTTTATGTCTTTACAACCAATGCTAATGCAAGCAGCAAGAAGAGTTATGGAAATAGAATCTCAAAACAGAGAAACTCTAGAAAATTTAGCTGTAGAGTTAGTGGTGGGTGAAATGGGTATACCAGAAGGAGATTTACAATTTGACGCAAAACTCGAAAAACCTAATACTTCGGGAATGCAAATGAAACCTCAAAAAAAGAAGAAAAAAGAACTAGAATTCCCTAATTTTGAAATGGAAGATGAAGCGGCAAAAAGACTCCAGAAATTAGATTTAGAAAAACAAAAAAGAAGGTTTATAAATTCCTTGATACAAGGGTCAGCAAAAAAAGCACACTATATGTACCATTTAGTTAACGAAAAACTAAATGATATTAATCCAGATTTAGTCGGTTTGTACTCTATAGTAATGTCAGTAAATGACTTACTTTATTGGGTGATGCCGGATATGGAAGGTATGATGGGTGGAGGTGGAGCAGAATCTGCAATGGCTGGAAAAGAAGAACTAGACTTGGAAACAGACCCCCCAACAATTAAAGCAACAGGACTCATGTTCCCTATTTTAGTTCATGAATTATATAAAGGGGTTATGGAATATATATCAGCTCATGGTTTACCTTCAGACCCAGAAATGGCAGATGAGGTAATTGGAATGGAAGATACATTACCAGCAGAAGTATGGGACTTAAGATTAGGACCAATAATCTGGGAAAAATTTTTAGAAGTTTATCCAGATGACTTTTTTGATATGGAGGAACAAAAAAGAATTAAAAACTACTTCTATTTTAAATTTGTAAGTTTGGAAGCTGAAGAATTTCTTAAATTAGCTAAAGAGATATTATCTGGTAGCCAAAAAGGTAAAGACCAAGTTAAGGAAATGGTAGATGATATTGTTAAACAGTTAAAACAAGAAGACTATGAGGACGTTTCCGGCGAAACTCCTACATCGATAGACGACACACCACCAAGTCCTGAAGTAGAAGAATTAGATATGGACACCATTTTAGACAAAATAAATAAAACGGGGATGGATTCTTTAACAAAAGCCGAAAAAGACTTTTTATATAACTTGTAAAGGGTTAATAATTTTCTGATATTTATAGCATATGGACAAACAAGAGTTGATAAAAGAATATGCTAGATGCCTTCAAGATACTAACTACGCGATTAAAACTTATTTAGAGACATACGATAACACTCAATCTAAATACGTTCCTTTTAATTTATTTCCTGAACAGGAAATGATGTTAAAGAATTTTGATACGTATAATGATAATATCACTAAAAAGTATCGACAGGCGGGGGTGTCAACAGCTACTGCAGCCTGGGTATCTAAGAAACTACAATTTGCATCTAAAAATAAACCAGAAAAAATTCTAATAATTGCAAATAAATTAGATACAGCTTCTGAATTTGCAAATAAAGTAAGAGGTTTTTTAAATCAATGGCCTGAGTGGATTAACGTGGGATTCTCTAAAGAAAAAGATTCTCAAAAACACTTTAAACTACAAAATGGTAGTGAGGTAAAAGCTGTCGCAACTTCTGTGGACGCACTTAGAGGATTCACACCAACAACACTTATTTTTGATGAAGCTGCTTATATAGAGGCGGGAGATGATTTCTGGGCAGCTTGTATGGCATCTCTTTCTACTGGTGGTAAAGTAATCGTAATATCTACCCCTAACGGATACGATAAAATTTATTATGAAATTTACGAACAATCAATAAAAGGATTAAATAGTTTTCACATATCTGAATTACATTGGGAAAATGACCCTAGATTCACCAAAGATTTATATTGGGTTAAGACAAAAGATATTGTACACTTTTTACTTAATATAGAGGACTTCGATGAAAGTGAATTTATCCAAGAAAGAAATATGGATAAATTTGGGGATTTAATTAGAAACGGATATAAACCTTGTTCTTCTTGGTTTGAGAGTATGGTTAAAAAACTTAAATACGATAGAAGAAAGGTTTCACAAGAATTAGAGAGTGCTTTTTTAGGCTCTGGAGATAACGTAATCCCAGTAGAAACAATAGAAAGAATAAAAAATGAAGATATTAGAGACCCAGAAGATATGTTTGTCGGAAATCAACTATGGGTTTGGGAAAAACCAAAGGAAGGACATAGATATATTTTAGGTTGTGATGTGAGTAGAGGAGATTCAGAAGATTTTACATCTATAATAATAATAGATTTTGATGATAGAACTCAAGTTTTAGAGTACTTAGGTAAGATACCACCAGATTTGGCGGCTGACATTATATATAAATGGGGTACTATGTATAAAGCTTATGTTGTTACAGACATTACCGGTGGTATGGGTGTAGCGACCTCTAGAAAATTACAGGAACTAGGATACAAAGACCTCTATGTGGAAGGGATGAATACCGCTGATAAATGGAAATACAACCCAAATGACGGCAGTAAAACACCAGGGTTAGCATTTAATAATAAAAGAAGTCAAATTGTGGCGGCATTTGAAGAGTCACTAAGACACAAATTTACTATACGTTCCAAAAGACTCCTAAATGAATTACATACATTTGTTTATATAAATGGAAAACCTAATCACATGAAAGGTAAACATGATGACTTAATAATGGCAATTGCTATGGCACTATATGTGGGCGAAAATTCTTTTTCTCAGTTACAAAAAGCAAATAATCTAACTAAAGCTATGTTAGATAGTTGGACTACGAGTGACAAAGTTAGTGAAAGTACTGACACCCCACAACAAAATAAACCATTATTTGGATTGCCTGGTAATCAAAATACCGATAGTAAACAGATGTATAAAGATTACGGTTGGTTATTCGGTAAGGTCCGATAAAAAATGATTGACTATTTATAATATAATCAGTATTATTAATTACTATGGCAGATAACTTAACGATATACCAAAGACTAGGGAAACTATTTGGTCCAGAAGGGCCCAACAAAGTAGAACCCTCTTACCAAAAATTTAATATAGGGTCTTCAGAAATACTAAAAACGGACTCCAAACAAGAATTTGAAGAAAAAAAACTTCAAATGCAACAATCATTATATCTATCTAATCAATGGCAAAAAATAGATAATGAACTTTATACTAAGTCTATTTACTACGAACCAACTAGGTTAGCATCTTATTACGATTATGAGTCTATGGAGTTTACACCAGAAATCTCTGCGGCTTTGGACATTTATTCTGAAGAGTGTACGACACCATCAGAAAAAGGTTATATATTGAGTATATATTCTGAATCCACTAGAATCAAATCTATACTAGGTGACCTTTTTAATAACATTCTAGATGTCAATACAAACTTACCTATGTGGATTAGAAATACATGTAAGTACGGTGACAATTTTGTTTACTTAAAAATTGATGCGGAAAAAGGTATTGTAGGTTGTAACCAACTACCTAATATTGAAATGGAAAGAAGTGAAGGGCACAGTTACCTAAACCAACTAAGCAATGATTCTGATGACGACCATATAGTTAAATTTAAATGGAGAGAAAAAGAATTGACCTTTAATTCTTGGGAAATTGCTCATTTTAGGTTATTGGGTGATGATAGAAGGTTACCTTATGGTACATCTATGTTGGAGAAGGCAAGAAGAATATGGAAACAATTATTATTGGCGGAAGATGCTATGTTAGTTTATAGGACATCTCGAGCTCCAGAAAGAAGAGTGTTTAAGATATTCGTGGGTAATATGGACGATAAAGATGTGGAGGCTTATATACAAAAAGTAGCTAATAAATTTAAAAGAGACCCAGTCGTTGACCCAGCTAATGGTAATGTTGATTTAAGAATGAACCAAATGGCGGTAGACCAAGATTATTTTATACCAGTAAGAGACCAAGCAGCAGCGAGTCCCATAGATACTTTACCTGGTGCCACTAACTTAAGTGAGATTGCTGATATAGAATATATCCAGAAAAAACTTTTAGCATCATTACGAATACCTAAAGCCTTTTTAGGTTTTGAGGAAGTTGTAGGTGAAGGTAAAAATTTAGCACTACTAGACATTAGATTTGCTCGTACCATTAATAGGATACAAAAAGCTATAATACAAGAATTAAATAAAATAGCCATTATTCATCTATACGTATTAGGTTTTGAAGACGAATTAGAAAATTTCTCATTAGGTCTTACAAATCCATCAACCCAAGCTGAGTTACTAAAATTAGAACAATGGCAAACTAAAATAACTTTATATAAGGATGCGGTGGGTGACCCTGGAAGTGGGATAGCACCAGTATCCGCTACATGGGCAAAGAAATTTATTTTAGGTATGAGTGATGAAGAAATTAAATTAGATTTACAACAACAAAGATTTGAAAAAGCTTTATCTGGTGAATTAGAAAAAACCGGAGAAACAATTAAGAAAACAGGATTATTTAATACAGTAGATAAATTGTATGGTGAACCCCCAACCGAAGAAGGTGGTGAAGATACAGCAGCAGATGAACCAGGTTTAGATATGGGTAGTGAAGATGTAGCTGATTTTGATATGGGTGGTCCAGAAACTGAAGCTCCAGGAGCGGGTGAGGAAGTTACAGAACCAGTAGCCGCAGCGGAGACTTATAATCAAGAGAAAGGATTACCACTATTAATGGAAGAAAAAGGGTTATCTTTAGAAGGTTTAGAAGAGATAAGAAACAGAACCAATAGTAATATCGATAGTATTAATAAAGAAGTTAAGTCATTATTAGAAGATTAACGATATTTATTATAAAAATACGCTTATGAAAAGTTTTTCACATTACAAAACTAGTTTGGACAATATTCTAGAAAATTCTTTTAAAAAAGACAAAGAATTATTTAAAAAAAATTTATCGGTTATTATGGGTGCAATCAAATTCTCTAAACCACTCAGAGAGTTTTTCACATTATATAATGAAATAGAAAGTAAAGAATTTTCATCTAAAGATGAAAGTAAATCATACTTAACTGAAGCATTAAATTTCCTCAGAGATAACAAAAACAAATTAAAAAAAGTAACACCAATACTAGATAAGATTATTGAGGATAGGAAAGAATTGTGTAAGGAAACAAAAAATACTATCTATGGAAAAATAGATAATATTGTATTTAATACTAATGTAAAAAACATAGAAAATATAACCAAAGATAAAAATTATCTATGTGAAAGTATGTCAAATAGAAGTACTAAAAAAATAACACGTATAACTAATCCTAAAATACTATCTAAGGTATTAAGTAAAAATTATAAAGAAGCTTACGATGGGTCATTAACTGAATCACAAAAAAATATTCTTAAGAATACTTTACTGATGACAGAAGATACCTTAAATAACGAATTTAAAAATATTAAAGATATCGCTCTTAACAAGTTAGATACTTTAATCTCCGAATCCAAAGAGGACGGTCTCTCAGTAAAATTAGTAGAGGTAAAAAATGAAATACTAACGTTAAATCCAACAAAAAAATCATATATTAAGGTTAGGGGCCTTGTAGAGGACTTGAAGTAAAGACCTACATTTTTTATATTTTAGTATAAAAAATATTATATATGTTAAAACAAGGAAGAGAAGTAAAAACCCAATTATCAGAAGTATTTAGAACATCGTATGGCACGGTAGATATGTCTAATTTAAAATCTGTATTTGTTAATTTATCTACATGGGCAGAACCATTAGAAGATAAAGAATCATGGGTAAGACCAATTAAAAAATTCGAAAATAGAATAAAAAACTCACTACACGGCCAATTAAAAGAAACACCATTTAAAGATAAAGCAATAGTAGACTTAGATTTACGTGCTAGTGGAATAAAAACTGGTAAAAGAAGTTTTATGAGGTGTGAAATAACTCTATTCATAGACAGTAAAAATAAATTTAACATAAAATCCCCTTTTATATCTACACCCATTAAAACTATAACCACTAATCTTATAGAAAAATCTATTTTACCATCAACCACTTTTACATTCCACAAAACTAAAAAATAATAGATACTTTTAAACTAAGTTTTTTGTTTTGTATTTATATTTATAAATAAACTAGTTTATGAGAGTATTAGAAGCACGTGAAATAGGTCATGGGATATTAATTGAACATGATGGTTATATTTCTCCTTTGGATAACAAAGAAGTAATTAATGAGATAAGTGAGCCTTCATTTGAGGGTGAAATATTTATGAATGCAATTCTACAAAAATATGACACCCCCAATCGTAACGGTAGAATCTATCCCGAAAAAATATTAAAAAGAGAAAATGAAAGGTACCAAGACATAATAGGTAAGGGTGCTGCTATTTCTGAATTAAACCACCCAGAGTCTTCCTTGATAGATTTAGATAGAGCTTCTCATATCATAACTAAAACATGGTGGGATGGTAATAGATTAATAGGTAGGTTAAAATTATTAACTTCACCAGCATATCTAAAAGAAGGTATCATTTCCTGTGTAGGTGACCAAGCAGCTAATTTATTAAGACAAGGTGTTACTTTGGGTATATCCTCTAGAGGGGTCGGTTCACTAACTAAAAACGGAGAATATAACGAAGTTCAAGAAGACTTCGAACTAATTTGTTTTGATTTAGTATCCTCACCATCAACACCAGGTTCTTACTTATTTAAAGAAGATGATTCTCCCGACACAGTAGATGAATCTAGTGAATCTATAACAAAAGTAAGTAAGGAAAATACAAACCTTAACAAGTCTTTAAACTTAATGTCTAAATTAGATAATTTCCTAAATAGATAATTCCCAGTTAAAACTTCTAAATACGGGATTTTTTACAAAAATTGTATATTTATAATAAAACCGCGTCTATGCACGTGGCTTTTTATAATAAACTTTTAAAAAATAAAAAAAACGTGAGTGAATCAATTTTAGAAAAAGCGTTGCTCGAGGCGGAACAGTTGGAAGAAACTATGAAGTCTAATGCAAAAGAAATACTTTCTTCGACAATGAAGGGAGAAATTCAAGAATTAGTAAAAGAATCGTTGAACGAAGACGATTACCTTAAGGAGCAAGAAGAAGAAGAAGTTGATGTTATTGACATAGAAGATGAAATGATGGGTGATGAACCTGAAATGGATTTGGAAATGGAAGATGGCATAGAACTTGATATTGAGGACGAGACAGAAACTGAAGAGTTACCTGAACTGCCACCTCTAGACTTAACATTAGCATCCGATGAAGAAGTGTTAAAAGTATTTAAAGCAATGGGAGACGAAGATGGAATCATTATCCAAAAAGATGATGAAGAAATCGAGTTAACCGATACTACTAATGACACTGAATACATCATTAAACTAGACGAAGAAAAAAAATCAAAAACAATGAAAAAAGCAGTCAAAGAAACCAAAGAAGTTTCCGAAATGGATAACATGGATGAAATGGATAACATGGACGAAATGGATATGGAAGAAGGACATCATGAAACCAAAGAGGCCTATATGGACGAAATGGAAGATATGGATGAAGTTGTTTACGAAATTGAATTGTCTGAAGATTACGAAGAAGAAGACCACAAAGACAGAGATGAATTTGATGGTAGAGATTCTGAAGTAGTTGGTGTAGATTCGGATATTAAAAAACAAAGAATGGAGGAGGACGCAGATTGGGGCGAGAATAAACATGAGTACAAAAGAAAAAGTTCTGGTGGTGTAAAACATAGAGCTGGGGATGTCGGAGGCGGCAAATACGGTAAAGGTGGTCACTATAAGGACTATGAAGGTGAACTCGGTGAAGACTCTGATTATGGTGGTAATAAAAAAGATTATCATAGACATATGGACAAAGCTGGACACAAAACTAAAAGTGGTGTCGTAGGTGGAGGAAAATATGGAAAAGGTGGTCATTATAAAGACTATGAAGGTGAAATGGACGAAGCTTCAAGAACTTTAGGGTTCGGAAGAGAGTCTGGTGGTAAACACAAACCTTCTGGAATTAGAAAAGCTATCACTAATAATCGTAACTTAGGTGAAAGTCGTATTAGAAAGTCCTATAATCTTCTTAAAGAAGAGGTAGAAACTTTAAAGGTGAAGAATGGTGAGTACAAACAAGCCTTAACAACTTTTAAAGATAAATTGAATGAAGTGGGTGTGTTTAATTCAAATTTAGCTTACGTGACACGTCTGTTTACAGAACATTCAACTACCAAGCAGGAAAAAATCAACGTTTTGAAACGTTTTGATGGTACAAAATCATTAAAAGATTCAAAAGAGTTGTATAAGGTAATCAAAGAAGAACTTTCTCAGGAAGTAGTTAAAAAACCTACAAAAACAATTGCTGAGTCAGTTGAAAGTAAAATTACTAAAACTCCTACTAGTGGAGGTAAATTATTGGAATCAAAAGTTTACGAAAACCCACAATTTAGTAGGATGAAAGACTTAATGTCTAAAATTAAATAAACGCTTTTTAAAAAATAAAAAAAACTATGGGAGCACTATTAGAATCAGGTATGGTTGGTAACATTGGGTTAAAACACCTTAAAGTTATCAAAGAAGATACCTTAAACAAATGGAACGGTCTTGGATTTCTTGATGGTCTTAAAGGACATATTAAGGAAAATATAGCTCAGCTATATGAAAACCAAGCAACATACCTAATCAACGAAGCTACAACAGCTTCTGATTCAGGTTCATTCGAAACGGTTGTTTTCCCGATAATTAGAAGAGTATTTTCGAAATTATTGGCAAACGATATCGTTTCTGTACAAGCTATGAACTTACCAATCGGTAAATTATTCTACTTTGTACCTAAAATCGCAGCAAGAAAAGGAACTGGTCACTTTGCACCTTACGGTCAAACGGGAGGTCCGGGTACACCAGGTGGTCCTTACTCTGCAGCATCTACAAGTTTATATGATGAGTATTATGCACCAAACGCACCACTAGGTGAGACTGAAGGTTTATACGACTACTCAAGAGGAGCTTATACTGAAGTTACAAAAACAACTGGTGATAACGGAGCAGATATTAACGATGGTTTAGCAGCAGTTACTTGGAATGGAAATGCTTTAACTGCAGCAGCTACAATGGTACCAGGTACTTGTACGAGGTCACAAATCCTTAAATTAAGTGGTTTCTCTTCTACAGGTGTTGGTAAATTAACTGGTCCTGATGGAAATGAGCAAGATACTGAAGAGTTCTTAGCTTCATTAAAATTCACGACTACTGCTGATACAATGTGTTGTGGTGGTACAGCTACTCCAAACATTGCAGCTGGTCAACCAATTTTATTCCGTGTTGTAACACAGAAATATGGTTACGGTATCGTAGATAGAGCTGACACTTGTGACTCAAACGGTGATATTTTTGTTGAATTAGATTTATCTTGTCCAGCATGTATCAATTGTCAATCAACTGATGGTTACATTGGTTCTACTGCAGCGTCTGCTTATCATATCTCAGCAAAATGGAGACAATACGCTACATTAGAATTTGAAGATGAAATGGGTGAAGTTTCTTTCGACCTACAAGCTGTTACAGTTTCGGTTAGTGAAAGAAAATTAAGAGCTTCTTGGTCACCAGAACTTGCACAAGATGTTTCTGCATTCCATAACATTGATGCTGAAGCTGAATTAACAGCTTTATTATCTGAGGAAGTTGCAGCAGAAATCGATAGAGAAATCTTGAGAGACCTTAGAAAAGGTGCAGCATGGAACTTAAGATGGGACTACAACGGATGGAAGAGATTCTCATCTGGACAAGCTCCATACACTCAAAAAGATTGGAATCAAACATTGATTACAGCTATAAACCAAATTTCAGCTCAAATCCACAAGTCTACCTTAAGAGGTGGGGCTAACTGGATTGTATGTTCTTCTGAGGTTTCTGCAATCTTTGATGACTTGGAGTACTTCCACGTTTCAAACGCAGCACCAGAGCAAGACCAATACAACATGGGTATTGAAAAAGTTGGAACATTATCAGGAAGATTTACTGTATATAGAGACCCTTACTTCCCAGCTAACCAAGTGTTACTAGGACATAAAGGAACATCTTTATTGGATACTGGGTACGTTTACGCACCGTATGTACCATTACAGTTAACTCCAACAATGTATAACCCATTCAACTTTACACCAATCAAAGGTATCATGACTAGATACGCTAAGAAAATGGTGAACAATAGATTCTATGGAAGAATCACTGTTGATGGTGTTAAAACTTTTGATGTAAGAGAATTGAAAAGATTCTAGTAACTGAATAAGTTATATATAAAAGAAGCCCTCTTTATGAGGGCTTTTTTTTATGCACTGATATTTATAATAAAAACGATTATGAACTTCTTTAAAAACATGTTAAGTAGTGAAGGTAAAGTTTCTAGTAAGAGATTTGTTACTTTCGTATGTCTTCTATTTATGTTAATTGGTTATACAGCAAATCTTTTTTGGGATTTTACAATTGACGATAATTTATTTGAGTCTTTACAATGGATTGTAATGGCAGGTCTTGGTTTTACAGCTGCAGAGAATTTCTCACCGAAAGATGAGGTTGTTGTGGAAGAAGAACCAACACCATCATCTACCACAGTAACTCATGAATATAATTATGATGATGAAGATATTTAAAAAACAAAAACCACTCTTTTGAGTGGTTTTTTTATATCTTTATTTTTTAATTAACTGTTATTTAACAGTCACAACAAGTACAGTCACATTTCGTACCACACTTACAAATTTCACAATCACACATAATTTTTAATTTTTTAAGTTTTATTTATTTATTAGCGTGAAAAGCATCTAATTGTTCTTGACAATCTTTTTCACTAGTACATTTTCTCCAGACACCACCTTTTTTGTTATTTAATATAACCCAGCCGTCTCCTCTTTTTTTAATACAACCAGAACCACCTTCTGATTCAGCACATCCTTTTCCTTCTGCTTCAGTTAAGTTTTTTTTAAGTCTAGAAATAAGTTTTGATTCTTCTAAACCCTCCATCCAGGCATCTTCATCATCTGAACCTGGTTGATTAGTCACATTAACATTAAGTTGTTCTTCCTCACCATTATCTTCTTCTATATCTTCTTTCTCTAATAGGTCTTTATATTTGGCTGTAGGAGTGTTCATCATTCCTAAATTTTGTGCGTTACCGTTACTTAGATTTTCTTTTACTAATTTTTCTATTAAATCTACTAACTCACCTTCTGACATTCTTATTTTTTTCATAATTGATTAACTATTTGAAATTTTATTACTTTCCTATAAGTATCTACTTGTTGATTAGAAGTTGCTTTGATATCTAAGTGATATTCGTTAGGTATCAACCAACCCGTATCCAGTAAGAAGTAATTATGGGTAAAAGTTCTATTTATTGGTGTCCATGGGACAACTTCGACCTCAGTAGTTCCTTGTTTAACGTATAACCTATAATCTATATTATCTACAAGTACTTGTTGGTCTACTGTATATGGTACACGTGTAGAAACGAAAACTTTTCTAGTGTCACCATTAGTTATTTTTTCATCTTCTTTTATACCAGATACTGAATACCCATAAACTTTAGGTTCACCAGCGGTAGAACCGATACTAAACCCAGAATCATAAATAATAAACTCATTCTCAACGTTAGGTTGAAAATTACCATTAATAGATATGTTAGACCATATATCTTCATATAATACAGGAGCATTTTGAGGTATGGCCGATACAGTTAAATCTATATAGTAAGCCCCACAAGTTAAAGTACTAGAAGTTAAAACATTAGTTGCTACCCCATTACAATCTCTAATTGTTACAACTGGAAGAAAATCTAAACATATAGGATTCCCATTATGGTCGTAAACATATAAAAACAACCTATTCTCAACCCCTAGGTTAAAATTACTTCTACTATCATTGATATAGTCGTCATAATAAGTCTCCAAGTAAGGTTCAAAAAAAGTTTGAGTATACTTAGTAAAAAACCCTACAGAGTAAGCCTCAGTAAGTCCAGTTAAGTGTTCAAACTCAGGTATAAATGCAATACCGTAAGTATTAGCTGAGGTAGTATTTGTAGAAGCAGTAAGTAAGGTATTGATTTCATCCGTTAATGTGTTGGATTGAAAATTAATATTTTCATTACCATTATCAAATTTTTGAGTGGCTAACACAGTATAAGTTACAGGTACGGTATTGATGTAGGTACCAGGAAACGACCAACTATTTAAAGTTGTAGACGAAAACCAATTACTTGGTCTGAGGGAATAGGTCAGGTCAAATTCCGGTGCAAACTGACCATCAGGTACTTGAAAATCGTAACCAACACCTTCATCCCACGAATCACCAGAAACAGCTTTAAATAACATCAACTCAAAAGACGTAGCCCTTCTTGTGTCTGTCACTAATACCTTATCATTCAGTAAAGTTTCGTCAAAATTAGAAGTGTTAACCATTTTTATTGAATGGGTGGTTGCGGTAGAAGCTGTTAAATCTAAACAACAACTACTAATCTTATGTTTTAAATCAGTTAAATCTAAATCAAATATAAACCTACTAAACCCTTGAACTACTGTTGGTGTAAAACCAGTTTTTCCATTACATGTACTACCAGTTAATAAAGGTGTGTAAACACAATCTTTTTTTACATTTTTACCATAAAATAATTGTGTTACTGGATTTTTAGCTGTATTAACTAAACTATTTGCAACGATAGTGTTATTTTTACTGAAATATGACCTATGTATAGACATTAAATTGTTTTTATTATAAATATCTAGTTAATCCGTATATTTTGATTTAATATTTTAGATGGTGCTTCTAATAGCATTCCATTCATTTCACTTACCGTAGAACCACCATGTGCTGTTGGTACAGGAGCCATTCCTGGAAAGGCGTGAGTATGGTTAGATGTAAATTCTACAATTTTTTCTAACAATTTTAATAATTCCTCACCCCTTACTAGTGAATTGGTTTGGTTCTCTATAGTTTCTATAAATTTTCTTTGTGAAATTCCGTAATTAGTGTCCAAAGTTATTTTACCCAATTCAGTAGAATGATGAGAAATCAAATAGATTTTTTCTGATGCGGCGGTGATAAAACCCTGTTGCATTCCTTCATTTAATTTTATTACACTATTAGTAACTTCTTTTTCTTCTGGTTTAGGTTCTCTTTCTGCAGAATCTTCTGTATAAGCAAGACCATAAGCTTCGGTTTCTACACCATCTAACTTTATTAATTCTTTTAATTGGGACAAACTACCCTGTAAAGTCATCCACCCACCAACGGAAGGAGCGGGTTGAGCACCGTCCATTAAAAGTTTGGTACTCATCACCGGTCTATAGTATAAAGGATGAATTCTTTGTAAATAATCACCAACACCACTAGACTTATTTAAATTAACATTAGGGTTAAACGTTTTTGTAACTATAGCTCCCGTAATATCTAGGGGTTTTATAAATTCTCTCCATTTACCCTTATCTACTTGGTCTATGTAGTCATTAATAACTAATCCTAAAGTTTCCATATCTGGAATATTTACGAAGTTAAGTCGTGAAACCTGGTTTAAGGAAACCGGAGAACCACCAAAAGTAGTGTAAACAATTTCGGTTTCTGGTCCAAAATCTCCAGCCATAAAAACATTATCTTTACTATCCGCCATAGGCATTTTATATAATGTAATATAACCATTAATAGTACCACCACTTAAAGCTACAGAATCTATATAATATTCTACTAAAGTAGCTAAAGGACTATCCGGGAGTATAGATTCTTTTGTTGTTTCTTCTTGGGCAAACATGGTATCCTCATGATAGTTTAATTGTATCATGGTTTGGTAGGGGTTAGACGTAGGTTTAGACTTTAACCCCCCTTCATACTTTAATTTACCCGTACGTATCAATATTTGTGGGTATGTATCTATAGTTGGTGGTATCGTGAAGGGTGGATACACCTTATCTTTCATACCTAAGATAATATCACTATTTTCTCTACCAACAAGACTTATGTCGTCGGGATTTGCAAAACTTCCCTTACCTTCTTCTTCTGGTTGTCCCTGTGGATTTATTTTAGGTTCACTATTTTGACCTATAGGTGCAAAAGGAAGAGTGCCTTTATCTTGTTTACCTTGTTGGGTGTTTTGAAATCCGTGTTCATAACTATCATTTTCTATATAACCCTCCTCCGAAATATACGGACCAATATATTCTTCTTGTGAATTACCTTTTGCTATCTCAGATTTTAAAAGTTTTATACCTTCATTAACTTTAGGTACCACATTTATGTGAAGTGGAAGAAAAGGGCCATAAACATAAGGGTCTTTTTTACCCCAAGGTGTATAAAGGTTTGAATTGGCTGCCTCTATATCTCTATCTTTTATATATTGTTCAGGGTTGGTAACTTTTGCTTCAGTCATATCCGAACCAAAAGGTTTAATTGCTCTTATTCTCCCAGCACGTTTAGGGTCCTGGTTATTAACACAAACGGCATACTCTGTTATTTTAGAGTATTGAATTCCCGCACTGGAATCTAATTGATAACTATCTTTTTCAGCCATTAGGTTTTCTCTTTTTCATTTCGTTATTTAACAAATTAAATTTTTTTTCAACATCCTCTATGTGTAAAGTCAAATCAATAAGTATTTTTTTAGTCTTATCAAATTCCTCGTGTAAAGTTTGCATTACTTCTAATATATCTTTACTAGGTTTAGTTTTATATTCTTTAAAAAATTCTTCCATAATAATTTAATAAGGTATACTATTAACTTGGGTAAACGGTTTCACTATTCCTGGACCTAAAGGGTGTATTACCTGGCCATTCATAATAACTCCCGCCGCACCACCATTATCAGACCGTTCTTCTTCTTGGGACTCATTTAGAGCCTGTACAAACTCAGTAACCCGATTAGAACTACCATCCGGTAAGTCACCAATAGGGAGACCTAAACCTAACATTTTATTTATCATTTTTTCGGTAGCCCCCAATGCACTAGTACCGGGTCTTAATTTAGCTGCCGCGAGTAAAAATGGTGGGACACCAAAAGGTATATCAGGCATGTTCGCAGCCAATATCCCCAGTATTAAGTTATAAATTTCTTGACAACTTTTTGCTTCTTGAAGACCAATTATTAAAGGCAATAAAATATCTAATAATTTTCTAATTATTCTTATTTTCTTTTTAGTTTTCTCATCTAACTTACGTAAAATAAAATCTTGTATCATTCTAAGAAGAATTTGTTTCAGTATAGCAAGTATTCTTCTCGCAACCGCCGCTAAAAACTCTTTAACTACCCGTATTAGTACTCTTTTGAATATTTTCATCCAGACATCTAGTGAGTTGGTTAATACAGTATTTTCATTTAGCATTTTTGCTGTTAAGACTATAGGTAATATACCTTTTGGATTTAAAATACAATAAGTAAGTATTTGTGGTAGTTTCTTAATTAAGGTCTCTTTAAAATCTATTTCTACTGGTAAAGCTATTTCCCCTAAACTTATCTCCATCCCATATTTTTTTGCGGAGGAAGAGGCTAACCTTGACAGCACCAAGTCAAAAGCCTTCAATTCTTCGTCTTTGGTTAGTGAGGACAATATCTCCTCCACCCCATCATCTGCTATGGTATTGTCTATAGGAATGTCTAAGGACCCACAACTTTGCAAAGTAAGTACATTCTGAGACTTCCTTTGAGTCTCTAAGTTAATAGCTCTTTCTTCCTCAACACTAAATTCAAAAAAACTATCATCATCATATAGTTCGGATTGAAAAGCAACAGAATCTGTGGAGGTCTCCATGTCCATACCATCACAAGATTCTAGTATGTTATTAATACTAGCCATAAATTTATTTAAACCCAATAAATCTTCGACACTAAAATTCTTATTCCTAACACTCATAAAACCAGTAAGAATTTCTAGTATAGCCGCTAATAGATTTTGTGTTTCTATTAGCTTGACATTACCGAAATAATCTTTTAAAAATTCTACAAATGTAAATTTAGCTCCGGTATGAGGTCCAGGAGGTGCGGTACCATTACCAGGTGCTGATATGTAGTTATTACCGGAGGTTGGGTAACTCGCATCTTTATAGTAAGGAAATATATAAAATATACCCCCAGTAGCTTTTATATCAAATAAAGGTCTTCCACTTGCTCCATAAACTGTTTGTATATTTCCGGGAGTACCATTAACAAAGGAGGCACCATTATTGAATACTATATCTCTCAGTAATCTATTAAGTGGGTATTTTGATTGACCAGGTGGGTAAGTACCCGCAAAATTCGCGTCAGATTCATACATATACCTACCAACCTTACTGTTAGGGTCGTTAAATAATTGTTTTAATAAATCTACATCCGCTATATTTATTTCTATACCATTTGGATTAGATATTCCGTCACCCACTACAGGGACTAACATATTTAAATCACAACCAAAAGCTTTTATAATCTCTTCGTAAAGTATATCGTCAACTCTTGGTAAAACTTCTAAAACTGATTCTCTTATAATTTGATTAAGTGTTCTTAACCAAACATCACTACTCATATCTAAGTGAAATTTTTCACTAAAAGACTTAACCGTAGTTTTAAATTTCCCATCTATAACTTCTTTACCCTTTTTTACCTTTTCTTTCGCAGCTTTAAAGGCTTTTGCGGCAGCACCTGGTTTGTCTGAATTTTTTTTGGATTTTAGTAATTTTAGTAATTCTAGTAATAAGGGAAGTGGATTGTTAGTAATCTCCCTTAAAGCTTCAAGAACCTCTTTCCACTCCTCTAGATTCTCACGTTTAATCTTTTTATCAGTACTATCTAGAAAAGCCAGAAGACTCTGAACCTTACCAAATATCTCTTTTTGAGTATCAATAGAATCTTGTCTTCCCATAGTTATATATTATATGTTAAATCATCATTAGCCTCGTCTTTTTTTGATTGAGCTACTAATTCTTGTATAGATTCTTTAATATCACTATCTATTGTTAATCCACCACCAGATTGTTCTATATTCTTACTTGTAATAGCGGATATCAATTTAGATAATTGTAATTTTTTATCTATAGAAGAGTCAATTATTTTTTGTTGTTCCTTAAGTACAGGACCAATTAAAGCCATATCAGCGGCCTCTTTCATGAAACCAATCATTTTATTTTGGATACGAATAGCGGTGGTCCTCTGTTCTACACACTCATTATAGATTTCCTGCATAAGTGCTACCGCACTTTCGTGAGTTAACTTTATTTCTTTTCTCTTTGGTCTAGGCATACCTATAAATATCTAATCACTCATTTAGTACATTACCTAAAATAGTTTTATATATATTCTTATAGGATTTTAAAGAAGACCTAATTTCTTTGGTGGTTAAACCACTCATTTCCCGTAATTGGTAAAGTATGATGTTTTTATTGAACTTATTTCCTTTTCCCGCAATAAAAATAGTTTGATAATTCTCAAAAACATCAATTAAACAGTACCCAATCTTTTCTTCATTAATACTTAATCTATTTTCACTAACAAATAATTTTATATCTGTAATTAATTTCTTTATTACCTCATCTACAGGTATGGAATCATCATTAAAAATTTGATACGAATACTTTTCATTCTGTTCTATGGAAGAAGAAATATCCTCATAAGATATCTTTCTATTTCTATCCCTATTGTCTTTCATTATTTGACCCATTAAATAATTCTTACAAATAGTACCAAAATAAGAATAAGCTTTTTTTCCTTTTGCTGGTTTAAACTTTTCCATCTTAGTAACTAAGAAAGATAGTGTGTCGGTATGTATATCCGTAAACTCCATACCAGGTCTATATAGACGATAACGACGAATAATACTCTCAATCATTTTGATTAGAGGGTCACGTAAAAATTCATTATACACCTTATTTTTCTCATCCCAAGTAGTGGCTGTTAAGAATACCCTAACAGCCTCTTCTTGAGGTGGCCCAAAATATTGTTTAGTTAATGGTTTACGACCCATCTGTATTACGATTCAAAAACTACTTCTCTATCCATAGTAAAGAAATATTCTTGTTTTGCGGTCTCAACCCAAAACTTAGCTTCATCAGGACCTAACCTCAAGTCCTGATTAAATTTATAATCCCAGAATAATGAATTTATTCTTTGATTGGTGTGTTTATACCCCACTTTAGGTATTGTCATTATAACGGTATCATTATATGTCGCTCTTAATAAAAACTCATAATTAAAAGTTAATTTCATACTAGATTTCATTCCCCCAATTTCTTCAAATTTACTGGTTCTCATAATCATCCCACTTACTTGGAAGTTTTGGTATCTGAGTAGTGTATTATTATCTAAGTATCCTAAGTCTTCTGAGAACCCCATAGCCCATAACGCTTCATTAGTAAACCCAATAAACTGTCCTTTTTCATCAGTATCAACCACCAAAGGTAAGAATATATCCACATCTTCATAATGTGGGATATAAGAATCAAACTGTTTAAACCATATATTAGAATATTCATCATCAGCTTCTAATATAGAAAAGAATTCACTGTCACAATTTTCTACACCCAAGTTTATTTGACCACAAAAACTTGTGTCACCATCATTGTAAACAAGTTGGAACATAGGTAAATCCGATGGTTTTTCCCATTTTTCCATAAATGTTTTAACTTCATCATTGTCAGCAGCGACAACTAATATTTTACCAGGTTTAACTACGGCTTGAGTTATACTTGTAATGGCTTTTGTAAACCATTCATTAAAATTACCAGATACATCGTGTACTGGTACAATTACTGTTATATCTTTACTATTCATATTATTAAGAGTTTTCACCAACAGGTGTAAGTTTATTTAGGGCATTTTCTAATTCAGTTATTTTTTCAGTAACTAATTCGTCAAAGTAAGATAACACCGTTTCTTTTTCTTTTTCAGGTGAGTTTGATTTTACCGTCTCACTCATTTGTACGTAAAGTTTTTCCGGGACAGAATCCTCTAACCAGTTCTTCACAAAAGTACTAACAACCTCAACTAACTTAGACTCATCAAAAACCCAAACACCATTTTCATTAGTCATCCAGTCTGGTTTTAAAATAGGTAAGGTACCCACTACTGGTGTATTACACATCATAGACTCTAGTGGGAAAGTACCCCAACCACCATTTCTATCTACCCATACGGACATAAAACATTCCCCTAAGGTAGTTGCAAATTCTTCTCTACTCATATTTCTCATGTCTCTAAAACTTATCCATTTAAATTGTGGGTGTTGTAGGTAGAAACTCTTAATTAATTTAAGAGTATCCCTATGGTCTCTTGTATGTACCGCGATAGTTGGTTTTTTAGGTTTTTCGTGTGGTTTAAAATATTCCGGAATAGAAGGTGTGATAACACTAATATTCATAGTTGGAAATAATGCTTTTATATATTCTTTTTGGGTGTTAGTTGTTGTTAAACATTTGGTAACCCCGTAATTTGACCACCCAAAACCAGGATTTAATGTATCCAAAATGTAATCATAAGCTTGACAGAAAACAATTTTAGTACACGGCATATCTTTTATTTGTTCTAAGACATGACCATATATTTCTGGTACAAAAACAAAGTCTTGTGGTCCTACTTTTAGTTCCCCAGTTTCTATACTTGCGTGTGGTAAATTAGCGTATTCTTCACCTAACCATTCACCCACTCCTTTATATTCTGTTTTTTCATAAAGTACACAAGCCTCATATCCTGCGTCTACTAGATATTTGACATATTGGTACGTTACAGCTACAGAAGCTATTGCTCTACCCTCACTATCTTGTGTGAGAAAATAGAATTTACCTTTTTTATCTTTAAGTTTTGTTAAAGATGTTTCTAATATTTTTACTTGTTGTTCCATGTATTTAAAGTTTTTTAATTATTTTATATTTTATTAAAGTATTTAAAGCTAATTTATTAGGTATTGATAATTTATTTAGTGAGACAACACCTAACTTATCGTCCACATCCTCCACTATATTACAGATAGTATCTACCATAGATTTGAAGAACTCAAATTTAGGTAAATTGATTTCCGTAGCTTTATCTACCGTATCTCCCGTAATGTAGGTTATGTTACCCATGAACTCATCCACATCAAAGTACAATTTTTCATTACCTATATTTAATTGTAAATTACTATTCTTCTTCATATTCTTTTTTTAATAATCCCTCAAAAGACTCTATATCTTTTAAAGTATCTATTTTTAGGTCCCCACTAAAAGACTCGTTATAAATCTTATTTAATATTATTAATTTCTTATCTTCAGGCTTAGACTCAATAATGTCTACATCAGAAGTTATAAAAATATCTGTCAAAGACCACACATAATCCAAATTTTTTATAGAATAAAAAACAATCTCATCAACAACCACACCATATTTTGCTAAAAACCATAATGTAGCGGCCTTACCCCTACCAAAATCGTCACTAACTAACCTCAATCTATAACCTACAGGTAAGTTTTTATATAAGTCCACTAAGTGCGATATAATGTTAATTTCTGTTTCTTTCGCCTGTCCAAATATTTCCATCGGAGCCTCTTCATATAAAAAATCAATAAGTTCGTCCTGAGTTTTAAAGTCCACATAATCTAATAAATTAGGAGTGATAACATCATTCTCCAATTCTTTTTCATGGTACTTTTCGTATACATCTTGGAATTTACCCAAAACATTTCTTAAAACTTCATTTATACTTATTGTGATATTCATACTTAAAACTAATTATTAAACCCTCTTTTGTAAAGAATCAAAAACCCTTTCTATTTTTGCTATTAAAGGATTTCTAACAACATCAGATTTATTAAATTGTACACAACCAATTTCGTCTATGTCTTGAAAGTGGTCCATTAAGAAGGTTAAACCATTATGACCTTTGGAATCCTGTTGTCTTTCATCCCCTAAGAATATCATTTTAGAATCTCTACCTAATCTTGTCATAATAGTCCTTATATTTTCTTGTGATATGTTTTGAGCTTCATCTATAATGATAATCGACCTATCTAGATTAATTCCCCTCATATAAGCAATCGGTAATTCTTCTATAGTTTTTAACTCCCTAAGTCTAGATGTGATAGTTTGTCCCACCAATTTTTCAAAGTTATGTACAAATGAAAACATAAAGGGTTCCATTTTTTCTCTTAAACCACCTTTAAGAAACCCAATCTCCTCATTTTTTAATGTGGTTACAGATTTTACAATGACAATTTTTTTATATTTAGCATAACGTTTGATTAGTTTTAGTGCTTCAGCACACGCTAAATAAGTTTTACCTGTACCAGCCGGACCAGAACAAATAACAACTTCTTTTTCTTTTATAGCATTGACGAGTGCTTTTTGATTTTCAGTTTTACACTTAACATTAATCGTCATAGTGTCCGAAAGTCTTTTTTCTTCGGTATTATTTTGGTAAATCCATTCTTCTACCTCCATTTGTTCCTCTCTACTTAATTTTTTACTTCTCCTTCCCATTATTAATATTTAAAATTTTTATTTTCTACAGCTTTCATAATTATCAACAAACCACTCTATAGTTTCTTTTAGACCATCATCTAAACTAGTGAATTTAAAGTCTGGTAAATAAGATAATAATTTACTATTGTCACTAGGTTTTCTAAATTGACCGTCAGGCTTGTCCGTTTGCCAAATAACTTCACCTTTAAAGTCCATATGTTTAACTATTAGGTTAACGACTTCTTTTATAGAAATTTCCTGTGATGTGGTTAAAATCAAAGGTTCCTCCTCATCATAACTTTCAACAACCCACTCTGTTAATTTAGCCACATCTTTAGAGTATATAAATTCTCTAAGTGGTTTCCCACTCCCCCAAATCTTAAATGGGGTGTTATTTTTTTTCGCCATATAACATTTATGGATTAGTGATGGTATAACATGACCATTGTCCACATCAAAATTATCATTAGGCCCATAGATGTTTGTTGGTATTACAGATACGTAATTTAGACCATATTGTTCTCTATATGCACGAATTTGTATGTCTGCCATTCTTTTAGCGTAAGCGTAAGGGTAGTTTGAGTTGTGTGGTTCACCTAAATGTATTTTTTTTTCGGTTAAAGGGTAGTCTACTTCATTTGGAAATACACAAGTAGATAAAAAACAAACTAGTTTAGTTACCCCATACTTTCTACAGGATTCTATAACGTTTGTGTTAATCATAATATTATCATAAAAAAACTCACCTTTCATATTCATATTACCACCTAACCCACCTACTCGGGCCGCACAATGAACTACATTTAATGGTTTTTCCTTGCGGAATAGTTCATCACATATAATTGGGTCACGTAAATCCTTAGAACTATTGGTTTTTATATCTGCTGAGATATTGGAACCAACTAAACCCCTACCACCAGTAACTAATAGCCTAGGTCTCTTAACATGATTTTCACCATAATCTAATATTTCCATGTTACTTTTCATAATGTTCTATCCAATATTCAATCATTTCATCCATCATAGACTCAAAGCTATACCGGGGTGTCCAACCCAATAGTTTTTTTGCTTTACTACAATCACCTTTTAAGTGAGTTAACTCCTCAGGTCTAAGGTACTTTTTATCTACAGAAACATAATCAGTCCAATCTAAATCTAAAGATTTAAATACATACTCAACCAGGTCTTTAACGGTATGTGAAATTCCAGTAGAACACACAAAATCATCTGGTGTGTCGTGTTGTAATATTAACCACATAGCTTCTACATAATCTTTGGCGTGACCCCAATCTCTACTAGCTTCTAAATTACCTAATTTTAATTCATTTGATAAACCAAATTTTATTTTTACCGCTTCTTTTGCGACTTTATTGGTTACAAAATTAATTCCCCTTCTTGGTGATTCGTGATTAAATAATATACCATTAGAGATAAACATTTTATATGAGTTTCTGTAATTTCTACATATGTTGTACCCAAAAACTTTAGCACATCCATAAGGGGAAACTGGGTTAAGTGGTGTTGTTTCTCGCTGATACCCATCATCATCTATACTATTACCGAACATTTCCGAGGAACTTGCTTGGTATACTTTGATTTTGGGGTCAGTTAACCTAACAGCTTCTAGTAAGTTTAAAACACCTAGACCAGTTACATTAGAAGTATATATCGGTTGGTCAAAACTAATTCTTACATGAGATTGTGCAGCTAGATTATATATTTCGTCTGGTACACATTTTTGTATAACACTTATGACTGAGGAAAGGTCAGTTAAATCACCATAAACTAAATTTAACTCTTTGAAAACATTATCTGGAATTCTTGCAGTCTGATTTTCAGCTACAGAATTTCTCTTAAGAATGCCCCAAACCTCATAGCCTTTTTCTAGTAAAAATTCGGCCAAATAAGAACCATCTTGACCGTTTATTCCTGTTATTAGAGCTACCTTCGACATCTATATATTGTTTAATTTTATTATTTCTTCTTTATTTAAATTTTTACCGTTTCTCACACAATCCATTAAGTAAGCTTTCATTTTAATGTGATATTTTTCGTGTGACATATAAAATGAATCGTGTGAAGTGACATGTAAGTAATTTAGGTTAGGTGTCACGTTAAACTTACCACCTTCTAATAACCATAAATAAAGTAAGGAGTTAACCTCCACGTACTTTATAACGTCCTCCCAACCAGACACAACAGAAATATACTTATTTTTATTAACAAAGTAATTACCACCATTAAATAAAGCCCCCAAATCCTCTAATAAATCAGACGGTTTATCAAATGTAGTGCCCTCATATTTAATAAAATTAAAAGGTCCAAATTGTGATGGTTGGTAAATAGTATTAACATCCCATTCTTTTATCCCTAGTAAAGTTTCGACGTAAGAATCCTTAAGTAAATTATCGGAGTCGAATAATACACACCAATCATTACTTGCCTGGGTCATAGCTATATACTTGTTATGAAAAGCACCCACATTCTTGTCATTTCTAAATAATTTTACGTGAGCTTTGGTATCACAAAAATCTTTTAGTTTGTTGAATATGGATATTTCCGAACAATCATCATTAATTACAATCTCATCGAATAATGTAACATTATCAATTAATCTGATAATCGCATCCACCCTATTGTAGTTGGTTAAAACTAAACTAATCTTTTTTTCATTCATCATTAATAGCTTTTATAAATTCATCGTAAGTTAAAATATAGTCATTAATATCATATTTTGTAGAACAAATAACTAGTATTTCAGCGTCATCAGTTAAAAACTCTTGGGAATCCCACACTAACTCGGGGATTAAAACAGATTCATTCTGTTTTAAATTTATACTTTTAGTTATCTTACCATCATCTAACATCACATTAACCGAACCCCTAGTGCAAATCAAATATTGTTTGGTCTTATGGTGTGAATGGTTACCCCTAACAGAACCAACAGGAACGTTATTAACCACAAAAATTCTTTTAGGGATAAAATCAAACATATCCAAATCAATGGGTAGTAAATAACCCCTTTTATCCTCAAAACAATTAAATGTGTGTTTTTTAATATTATTTAACATATTTGTTTATTGTGTTTGTTATAAAATTTATATTTTCAGTGGTTAGTTTTTCGTGGAATGGGATACTGACGGTTTTTTTAGATATAATCGATGTGTTTCTACATATCTTATCTGTAACATCATAAGGTCTACTAGTGGATTCACGATAGGCTTTTACCTCGTGTAATGCCTCATAGTGTACGCCACAAATAATACCACTGGATTTCATCTTATCTATAAATTCTTTACGGTCAGAAACCTCAATACGATATAGATGGTCAGAAGTGTTATTATAACCTAGAGAAGAGTTATATTTTTTTCTAATAGAATTAAGTTTTCTTTTTTTAGAATCTAAAAGTTTTAAATTTTCATTTGCTATGTAACATTGAATCGAGTTCATGTACATTTTATACCCAGGAAATTTAATTGTTCTATCCCAGTTATTGTGAGCATAAGTCATCCCATTCATTGTAGCCTCCTTAAACCACTTTATCTTTTCATAGTCATTGGATACTATAATCCCCCCATCGGAACTACCTATTGGTTTAGTTGGGTAAAAACTAAATATCATTAAGTCTTCATCATTCGCTTCATTCTTAAACTGGTTTCGGTCAACCTTTTGAGCGGAGTCAATAATTTTATAATCATCAAAGTGATGAAGAATGTAAGAATCACCAACCCAATCCGTATCATCATTAAAATCTAATTTATTACCAGAAGTTAGTATTGCGTTACACACTACAGGTGGTATCATACTAGGTACTATCACATGCTGATTTTTATTTAACAAAGATAAAAATATAGCATTTGTAGCACTATTAATAGAACAAGCATATTTGGCTCCTACATAGTCACAAAAGTTAGACTCAAACTTTGTCACTATTGAACCATGTAGATAATGGTTAAATTTAGACGTGTCTATTTTGTGGTTTTCTATATTAAATAAATTTATCATTAATTAAAATTTGTATTGTAATTGGTCTATTTCGTCACCATGAATTTCTTGTATTATCGATTTTAATTCCGCTGTATATTTTGTACGGTAATTTTCTGTGCCATTACCCCTTAAAAGTAATCTACCATCCCTATCTTGCCTATATTTGAGCACATTAGGTCCTTTATGTGGTAAGTCACCTAAAGAGAATTTATTTTTTAAATGTGACCAAGACTCATTTAAATTTTCATACCTCATAATATAATCTAATTCCCCCAAATCACTAAACCAATAGTCTAACTTTACAAAATGTTGTATGTGTGAAATTCTAACATTATTCATATACAACCATGGTTTATATTCTTCTTCTCCAGTATTTTTAGAGTCATTAAATGTATATTCTTGTGGGTTAGTATGGTAATTTTTTAAATGACGCACATATTCCTCGAAAGACATTTTAACCCCACCATCTGGTTTGATATGATGTAGATATGATGACCAAAATCTGTCGTAGGTGTTACGAACTACTGTAAATTTAAAATAGTCTTCAGGTTTACCATTTTCTGAATTTATAATATGTGAAAGATTTTTATGTCTATACTTAGTAAATAATTTAATTTTTGATGTTTCTTCGGACATCGTAGCGTCCACGTTTGCTCCCAGAGCAGACTCTATAGAAGTACCAGCGGTTTTTGGCATATGGACAAAAATTATATTTTCCTCTTTTCTTTTTACTAACATTTTAAATTAATTTATAGAGTTTGTAGTCGTTGTTACCACCAGTTTTATATAGAGTTTTCCAGAATACATCCCTAAAATAATCAGTTTTTAGTTTATACTCCACTATAAAGTCCTTGGAATGAATTATTTTTTTATTTTTTTTACCACACATAGCAGCAGTTATACAGAATGTAGAAGGGCTGGATATGATATAATCACACTGAGACAATCCAAAAAAATCTCCTTGTCCCCAATTAGAAGGGTTAAACCTATCAGTAATTTCACCAAGACTATATTCGATTTTGTTATCATCCAACCATTTAACAACACTTTTAAATGAGTCTAAGCTAATGTCGTCATAATATAAGGTTAACTCAAAATTTTCTTTAACTTCTTCGATAACGAACTTTATAGCGTTAATATAGTAGGAAGCATCCAGTAAACACTTAGGGTCCCATATTCTAAAATCTTTACCCCTAAAATGTACACCAACATTAATCTTATCTGAATCGATATTAGGTTTAATCTGACTAAAAAGGTCAAATGTAGAAACTTCGTTAAATTTAAAAAATAATTCGAATAATGTCGCACTTTCTAATTTATAATTTAAATTAGGGTGTAAAGTTATATTTTCTTTAGGGGTATCTAATAATTCTTGTGGTGTTAAGTTGTGATGTATAGTCATTTCAGGTAATTGTGGTACCATACCTTTAATTTCTTTAAAAATATCTAACCCTGTAAAATTAGTAAAATGGACTTGGTGACCTGAAAAGTGGGATAATTGCAAAACATTATTAAGTAATAGTAATCTATTACCGAAACCAGCACCTGCCCATCCTCCAGTATCCGCAACTATCACAATAAAGAAGTTTTTACATATAGAGCATCACCCCAATGACCAGGTATCCTACCAGCACCAATCGGTGTGATGGTTTCATTGGCCCCATCCATCTGGTATTCGTGTGTTAAAGTACGAGTGAATCCTTTGTTCTTTAAATACTCATCCATTTCACCGATTAAATGACAACCTTCGTAGACATTAACCGTGTTAAATTCACTATATATAAAATCCATATGACTAATATGGTCATTAAATGACATAATAGCATTTAAATCCGCACCTTGGATATCTACATTTAAAAAATTGTAGTCACCGACATTAATATTTTCTTCAGAAATTAAGGTATCAAATCTCTTAGAAACTAATTTAAATTTATCTATGTAATGGACAGTTGGGAAAAATCTCTTATGTTCACCCAGTTCTAATAACGATGAAGATTGTCCATTGTTACTAATCTTAAATTCCATTTCATTTTCACTATCATAAATAGCTTCGTTAAAAACTCTTATGTTGTTATCCTCACTAAACCTACTTGTTATTCCTTCAGCTAGAACTGGATTAGCCTCAACCCAAATCTGTTTATCCATACCAGCTTCTTTATACGCTTCATATTCCTCCGCTTCATGAGCTCCAATATGTATAACCCCCTTCATAGGTATATTTGGGTAGGTCTCGACTATTTTTTTTACTTTTATAAACATTTTTTAAATTTTTTCTATTAATATTGATTTACCGAAAACATTGTTTTCTTCTTTTATTATTATGTGGTTGGTTAGTAGACTATTAAACTCTTGTAACCCTATATGTGAACGAACAGTGTCTAAATTCCCGTAGGTCTTATAGGTGTCTAAACGTGTAGACTCGTCAAAATACTGTCTATGTATTATAAGGTATCTACCCATATTTGTTAGTAACTTCTCTACAACCTCTAATGGGTTAGGTAATTCCGAAATAAAACTATTACAAATAATTAAATCGAACTTTTGTAATATACTATAGTCTGATTTATTAGCGTCAAATTCTATGTAGTTAAGATTGGGATTTACCACTTTAGCTACATTTTCTATGATATGAGGTAGGTCTAGTCCTGTGTAGTCACTTCCCGCGTACAATCTACCTACCTCTGCTGCTCCGCAACCAAGGTCCGCTATAGAGTTAACCGAAATTAACTGAACTAAACTATCTAACACACTAAAGTGTTCAGCTTCTTCTAATCTACCCCACCCAGGTAAGTTACCTAAAGCACCATCAATCATTTGTTGAGGTAGAACAGTATTGTCATACCACGCAACCTCACTAGTTAAATTTTTTTCCATTTTTGTAAAACAATTAAATTCCATTTTATTTATATTCTATTATTTTTAAATCACCACCTATGTAAAAACATTCAGTAAGTTTTAATAATTTCTTCGTACCCCAAGGAGCATTATGTTCACACACACTCCTATCAAAGTCATCCTCCAAAATCTTTATGGTAGTTTTTTCACCAACCCTAAACTTCATATTTACCATTCTTCTTTCATAATAACACCACCTATCCCAATTATTAACGATTTCTCCATCTATAGATAATAAACCGGTATATGGGCCTATAAACTGGGAAACTCCAATTATTTCACATGGGCCACCCAATACTAATCTATCATATACTCTCATATTTAAATCCATTCTTTTCACACCACAATATTTATTTCGTGGTGGATACTCTAAAGGCATTTCTACTTTATTATATAGATTTTTAAATTCTTCATTAATAAGTTTAGCATATTCTTCCGCACCAAAAGGTGTTGTGTGTATACCATCTCTTAATATTATATTTAAATCAGAAAAAGATTCTGATATATCCAGGGTTGGGATATTTAATCCGTTTATGTATTCATTGATTTTTTTATAAATCTCCTCCTTCTCAACAGGACTACCAGTTCTACCATCAATACTCTTATCGGGGAAAGTCAGAAAAACCAACTTTATTCCCTTACTTAAAAAACTATATATAATAGTATTGATATATTGTTTTATATCCTCAAAATCTTCCTCGATAGTCGTAACCTCATTTTTATCCTTACCATAAACAATATATCCCGTACTAAACCAATCTATAAAACACCACTCAGGGTCAAATTTTATTACATCTTCTATATAACATATTCCCGCATCGTTTAAGTGCATTGAACCGTTACCAAAAGGTTTAACATCGAATTGCGGGTTTGAATTTGCAAAGTACTGCCAATATCCATTTTGTTGTTGAGTGACACTCGCACCAAAAAAAGCTATCTTATTTTTCATATTTTTAATTTAATTACCAATAACACCCACCTTCTACAATATTATGATTGTGTGGGGTTTCATTTTTTAGGGGCCTAACCCAGTTTTCGTTGTACATTTTTGACACATCTTCATGTGAATCCCACCTAGCACCTTTAATACCAAATAATAATTGTAGTCCACCCCCAACGTAAATTGCGGACCTATTTAAATTTTCTTTTATGTGAGCAACTAAAGGTAATCCATAGTGACCACAACTCAATAGAGCAATATCAAAGTCTAATTTAGAAATTTCATCTTTCATAACTTGTAGTGATTCAGCCCATGAACTATGAGGCCCACCATTGCCACCTATAGATTGTACACATTGATATGGGATAAGAGTAAATTCTGGTAATTCCTCACCACCCCATAATAACTCACGTTTTTTATATTGTGACATAATACTTTCCATGAAAGAACTCACAATTAAAACTTTTTTACCTTTTAATTTAGAACTCCACGGGACATCAAAATAAAAAGGTTCTATTGACCTATTACCAACTTTTATTGAGTCAGGGGAAAAAGCGTTAAGTAAGTTTTGTTGTGCTTCTTCTATAATATGAGAACCCACCCAAGACACATGTATATCTGCACACTTAATACCTTTTAAATAATTTTCATAAAAATTTTCGTATGAGTGACCATAATCCCCACCCTTCCTTAACAGATGCATATCATAATCACTAAATGAACCAGTTTTAAATCTATTATATACAATTCCACACTCACCGATACCTAATCTACTAACAGCGAAAACTCTATTCTCCTCTATATATCTACTAATTAATTTATTTCCCTCTTCGTTACTTAACATAGTATTAGTCCTGGTTTTTTTTATAAAAACGTTTATCCCCCGCCTGGTACCATTCATTTAGGTTGGATGGTACACGAGAGTGGTAACCTAGTATTTGCTGTAGTGGTTCACTAAACTCACCCATTCTTTCATAACCTAAAGCACGAGGATAATCCATTAATTGTTTGTAGAAAGATTTGGTAAAAGTAATTGGGAGTGCCATTCTCCCTTTTTTTGATTTATTAAGTCCTGAAGCGTGAAATAAATTACCATTAAATAATAAAACGTCTCCTTTTTTCCCTAAAGTTTTTACAGCATTTGCGTGAAAAAATTCATCAGAAGGTGTAGACGAATCAAGATGTGAACCAGGTAATACTAAAGTAGACCCATTAGTTTCAGTAAAATCATCTAACATTACTAAAATATTTAAATATAATGGTATTTCACCACTATACGCTCTAACATCCCTATGAACAAGTTTAGAAAAATTTTGTTGTGTAGGTATGTTATTTAAAGCACTAAAAGAGTTTAATATAAAATTACTTTTAAAGAAATTTTTCTTTATCTCGTCTAATAATCCTGACTCCATTAAGTACTCTAAAAATTCTATGAACATATGGTTATCTAATAATACATTTAATGCAACACCAGGTACCGTATTTTCATTGCCCAAATTAAGTTGTGTTTGATGGTGAGACTCGAATACTTCCGGTAAAACTTTTTTAATCTTAGCAACCCAAGACTCACTAATTTTATTTTCTAACACACAAAAACCATTATCCTTTAATTCTTTTATTTTTTCTTTATTCATATTATTTTTTCGTTTTTTTGTCTTTCCCTAATTATTTTAGTTGGGTTCCCATACGCGAGTACGTTAGATGGTAGTGATTTGGTGACCAGTGAAGCAGACCCCACCACAGTATTATCACCGATAGATAACCTATCAAATATTGTTACATTCATAGTAATAGCTGAATACCTACCAACACTAACAAAACCACCTAAAACAGACCCAGCAGACACACTAGCAAAATCACCGATATTACAATCGTGTTCAATCTGACACCCTGTGGCGTAAAAAGTAAAATTACCTATAAAAGCTCCAGGATTAAATATGACACCAGCCATAGCTATAACACCAACACCAAGGGTAACATTACTTCCTATAATTACTGATGGATGTATAGCGTTAACCCATTTAAACGAAGGTACTAGGTCAGACACATAATCAAAAATATTTTTTCTAATCCAATTGTCCCCAATAGTTATTATGCCATTATTTACATTATATTTTTTAGTTATAACTTGTAAATCTTCTTTGCCCCCTAATATTGGAAATCCAAAAAGTTCATCACCCACTTTTATATTATCATCCACGATACCTAATATTTGATACTTGTTCTCTTTTTGAATGATATCTATAGAGTATTGAACATGGGTCCCCCCACCTATTAGGATTATCTTTTCCATCTATAATATTTTATCTTTATAAACTAAATTATTAATTTTTTTATGCCAACCAAGTAATGTTTGGTACCATTTTAATGTATGTGTTGTCGGGTCATCAGACTTTAGTGAACCATCTGTTAAAGCAGATTCTATTTCTTCTACACCCTTTTTTATTGTCCATTTTGTCTCAAATCCTAAGATTGATTTAATCTTATCAAAGTTTACGTTATAAGTTCTCATATCTGGATTATCTGGAACATAAATAATTTTAGGTTTATTGGTTAATGAAGATGCCACTTGAGTCGCGATACTTTTAATTTTAAAATTTTGTTCATTACTACCTACATTAAAAATTTGTCCAGAAGACAGTTTAGGTTTTTCTAAACACAGTATAAAAGCACTAACTACATCTCTAACATGTATAAAAGGTCTCCACTGTTCACCATCACCCATAATATAAACCACTTCATCTCTCCACCCACACAAAGACATTATGTTGATGGCCAAATCAAATCTCATACGTGGGGATAAACCATATATTGTAGAGTTTCTTAATAAGGTAACACTAAACTCACTAGAATCATGTAACCCCAACAAAGCCATCTCAACAGCAACCTTACTCTTCGCGTAATCAGTTATGGGGTTTAATTCTTCTACTTCTGTTAATGAAGTTTTTAAACCCGCACCGTAAACGCTAGCAGAACTAGAATAAACATATTGTTTAATACCTAATTTTTTAGATAATTTAGCTAATCTAATTGACCCATCACAATTAATTTCTTGGGTAAACCTAGGGTTTATCTCTGCTGTTGCGTCATTACTAAGTCCCGCTAAATCAATTACTATATCAATACCCTTAAGGATGGAATCATCAAAATAACGTATATCTTCCTGTATAATTGTAAAGTTATCGTCATCTATATGAGAAAGTTTATCCAAACCAAAAAAGAATCTGTCTAAAGCGTAAACTTTATAGTTTCTTTTTAAAAGTTCTTCACACATGATGGAGCCGACATAACCACCCGCCCCACTAACTAATACTTTTTTCATTTTTAAAAAAATTATTTACAGTCTCAAATAGATAATCCATTTCTTCATCTTTCATAATAGTATGGATAGGTATAGAGACTACTTTATCTTTTATTTCGTTAGTATTGGTTAAATCTAACGACATGTACTTGTTTTTATATAAATCTAATTCGTGTACGGCTGTATAATATCGTCTAACCATAATATTATTTTCTTGCATATAATTAACAAATGGTGTAGCCTCCTCCTTGAGTACTATAGGATAATATAGGTAAGTACAATTTACGTCCGATGAAACATCCATAACATTGAAAAATTTAGAATTTTCTTTGGAACCAAAAAACTTCCTATAACGTTTTATATTATTTTTTCTATTTTTTAAAATAAAATCTACCTTTTCTAAATTCTTAATCCCAACCAAGGCCGAGATTTCCTGCATTTTAGAATTTAATCCAGGGACATCAACATTACCTCTAACTTTTTCATATTGACCAAAATCTCTTAATTTTATTAAGGTATTATGAATTTCTGGGTCGTTAGTTATCGCACCTCCACCTTCCATCGTAGAAAATATTTTAGAAGCGTGAAAACTATATATTTCACTAAACCCATGATTACAAGTAAATTTATTTTTGTAGGTAGAACCAAAAGCAGGTGCATTATCAAAAATTACTTCTATATTATTTTCATCACTAAATTCACGAATTAATTCTATGTTGGGTAAGTTACCGTAAGCCCCTACACAAACCATCATTTTTATATTAGGTACGTAAGGGTCTAATCCATCCACTAAAGAAGAGTAATTTAACTTTAATTTTTTAATGTCTAAAATAAATCCTCCGTCTACATCACAAAATATAGGTCTTAAATTATTCATTAGTATTGCATTAATGGTCCCTGCAAAAGTAAAAGAAGGTACTAAAACATCGAAAGAATCTAAAGGACCGTAACCCAACTTTAATTTATAAGCTTGAATTAAACTAAATAAAGCCATCTCCCCATTAGAAAATGTTAATGGTTTAAGTTTAGATTTATAAAACTTGCCTAGGTCTGTTTCTAATTGCCTCACGTACTGTGAGTTATTAGTAACCATACCACTACTCAAACACTCAGTGAATTCAGATTCTATTTCAGATAAGGAAGGTAAAAAAGGCTTTACTATATTAATTTTCATATTGAAAATATATGAATAAAAAACCTATTAATCAACGATAGTTATTAAGTTGTTTTTGAAATTTGGTTTTTAATTGTCCCATATCTCTTTGTATCGATTCTGGGTGTGAACCCGTAAATTTTTCAGTATAACATTCACCCCTCATATGTGGTTTAAATTCGTGAACACCAATAAACTCTTTTTCCACAATATCCTTTTTACCACCAACCCAAGGAAGGTAGACTCTAGTAAAATAATTATCAATACAATTTTGTCTACTTACACTGTCTTTGTAATAATTTACTTTTTTATAAACCTGGTCTGGAAAAGTGTAGGAGTAATGATACATTTGTACACCCAACGAATTAAATAAAGTGTCACTATCTATATGTTTTTTAGTTATATTAGAATCTATAGGGTATTGGATGGTAGGTGGTCTATGAGTCAACCAAGTAGAACCTTTGGTATACCTAAAAATACGTAAAAAATTATCTCTATTTAATTCAAAACCAGTTAGGTAGTCATCAAAACCACCATAAAAAGAACAACTACGTACACCAACACTAGTAGGTTTTTCAGATTCTAAAAAAGATATAATTTTTTCTAAATCAGTAGTACTATAAATTTCATCAGAATCTAAATTCCAAATATAATCTATATCATCATTTATGTGTTGCATATATGCTCTACATTGGTCATCTTTTTCATTAAATTGGCCGTGCACTATTTTAATTTTATTTTCTGGGTCCGGAAACTCATCTAAAATTTTATTAGTTTCGTCTAAGGATGTGGTTCTCCCCTGTCTTTGCCAATAAGATACAGGACCTTCAGCGATTAATATTTGAGACGCGAAAGGATATACCTGCTCCAAACACTGTCGGAGGACATAATCACCTTCAAAAACAATCATTCCAAAAGCTATTTTCATAAGTTTTTTATTTTAAATTTTGCCATAGTCATAGTATTCTCGATATATTCTAGATATTCTAAACTTTTACCATAATAATCTCTAGCTGGGTTATAGTAAGGGTTATCAGGTGTAGTAAAATCGTGAATAAAAACTATAGTATTTTTATGCCCTAATAAATGACATTTAGAAGCACATGCAACTCTTGCACGACCATCTATTAAAATTATATCAAAAGGACCATATTCAATAGGAGTATCTACATATTCTTTAAAATCTATATATTTATTCTCCTCATCATATTTTTCCCCAACACCATCCACGCTAGGTGGTCGGAATAATAATTTACAATTATCATATGATTTTTTAGATACCTCCATATTCTTTCTTATTTTTTCATACCATTCAGCATTATGTTCTATAGACACTAAAAAAGCTACTTGGTCAGCTATTTGAGGTGTAGAGAGACCACTACCCCATTCTAAAACTTTATGTGTTTTGTCAAGGTGGTCATTAAAATATTTATTTTCTGCGTCGTAAGCGAACATTTTTATAATTTATATAAAGATTGGGTAAGTTTAAGATTTGTAAAGTACTCGTCATAAATTACCTTAAGATTTATATTATTTTTATATTCGTCTAAAGGGGTATATATGTGATGCATTAGTGAGGGTACATAACTATCACCATTAAATTGAAATTGGGAAAAATGAGTAAAAACTAAATTTTGTTCTTGATTTTCCCATATAATTTTAGTTGGGGAAATAAATTCATAGAGTTGCCATAACCACGGAGCACCATGACCTATATTTTCATCTAAATAAATAGAATCTTTAGGGCATAGATTAGGGAAATTATCTAAGTATTTTTGGTCACCACAAGTCGCTAACTGTGG